GTCAATGCCACCTGTGGCACCAGCCTTGGCGGCAACCTCGTCTTCGGCACCAAGCGAGGCGTCTATGACATCAACAAAATCGAGAGCAACGAAGGAGCTATGCCCTTCGTGCGCATCGAAACGCCAGTCCTGTGGATGGGAGAGCTCGACGGCACGAAACAAGCCAAGTCCATCACGCTGCAAGCATTCGGTGACGGAGAGCTCACCATCACCGCAATCGACGACCAAAACCGCGATAAGTGGCAGACCACGGTGATGCTGACCGATGAGGACGACGATGGCAGGCGAACTGTGCCACTACAGAGGCAGTATGAGCGCCCCATGTCGATCCGCTTCCGTGGGCTGCGCTTCAAGTTTGAATACAAAGGTACAGGGCTCTTCCGCATTATTGGTTTTGCGGTCGAGCTCGTTTAGGAGTTGCCATGAGCCGCCTGCGCCAACTACGAGCCTACGAGTACGGATCGAGCAGTGCGATCCAGACCGAGTTCGAGAGCATTGTCCGCTATCTCCAGAGCGCTGAGGTCGGCGGCCAAACGCTGTCCGAGACCATCAACAAGATCACCGACGACAACGGCAATCTGCAAAGCAACGTCGCACTGCGCAACGACGCCATCTCGGGCATCCAGTACCGTGTTGGCGAGTACACTGACGCCGAAGCAGGCTGGACGACCATCATCTCCGCCGCTGACCTGCGTGGCCCGAGTGGCGTAGCAGTTGGCGAAATTGGTGCACCGATCTTCAACAGCCGAGTGGACTACACGGTAGTTACTACCCTCAGCGACCCGGTCGATAACACCGAGATCCTGACCGGCACTGCTGTACTGAACTACTCGCACCTCGAGAGCGACGAGCTTCTCGTGTACCGAGGCGGCATCCTGCTGCAAGAGGGCGGCGACTACACGACTGACCACAATGGCAACAGCGGTACTGGCACAGTAACGCTGACCACAGCCCACCTGACGCCGGTATCAGGCTCGGGCCCGATCACAACGAACGACAATTTTACGATCTACAAAGTCCGCTCGACCGCCATCACGAACTTCCGGCGTTTGGACGCGACCAACGATGGCTCGGTTCCTCTGCCATTCGTCAGCTTTGACCTCAGTGAGAGCACTCAGATCCTCGTCTACGTCTCCGGTATCCTGTACCGAGAGCCAGACGACTACGCCCGCGATCCTATCAATGACCGCGTTGTCTTCACGGCCAACCAGCAAATCCAACCCGACGCAAACTACAGCATCATCACGGTTGAGGACGCGGACGTACAGACCGTGACCGGCATCATGATGGAGAGTGCCTTCACGGACATCACCACTGGCCTGATCCAGTTCAACAAGCTCGGCATCTCCGACGGGGCCATCACTCAGTCCAAGGTACAGAACCTTCAGACCGATCTCGCAGCTCGCGCCAAGTTGTTCACCACCACGCCGTCCGCAGCCGAACTGGCGAGTGGTGATATTGACGACGCCTTTTACACGCGCACGGCGAACAACGCGACTGAGGTCGTCTACTACGATGGCACGAGCAGCATTGTCCTCAACCCATCCAGCAGCCTGCCTTCCGCGTCCGATACGGACGTAAACAAGGTTGTCACCGTGGACAGCGCCGGTTCATACGTCCTGTCTCTGGTGGACCTGAGTGGCGTCGTCAAAGACGATGACAAGAACGCAGCAAACGGCGTGGCTGCACTCGACGACAACGCCAAGATCAGAAAAGACCAGTACGCGATGTCTGGCGACAACAGCCTGCTGAGCAGGTTCTCAGCCTCGCCGCACGTTGAGTTCTTTTACGACCCACAGCAGGGCAGCGATCCATCTACCTCAGCCATAATTGCAACTGGCGACTACCGTGTAGAGCGGTTCTACGGCCAGAACTTCAAGATCACTGGCTTGGAGATCCGATGCAGCGGTGGCTCTGGCAACATCCGCCTCAAAAAGTCCGGCGCAGTTGTGGGTGACACCCACACCGTAGACATCGCCGCCGACCCGAGCGGAGCTGGCCTCGGCGTCCGCCGCGTGTCGCTGGGCTCCGGCTTCATTGGCATGGACAGCCGAGTGAACAGCATACTGCTGGAAGTGGAAGTCACTCTCTCGACCAACCTGACCGCACTTGAGGTCATCTTCCAAACCGAGCTGTTGGAGAATGCATAATGAGCAGCTTCCTGAGGCAACTCGGCTTCCAGCAGAAGGGTAACTTCCAGACGAACCCTTCGTCTGGGGTGAACATCTATCGCGACCGCTCCGGTCAGCGTATGTTCTCCGCGCCGTTCTTGCAGAACCCACAGCCGTTCAACGGTAACTTCGCCAGCCAAGCGGGCCTACGTCCGCCACAGGCCAGCACGCCCTCGACGACCAACAGTGTCAGCAATGCCAACAGCGGCATCACTGTAACTGGTGGCAACACTCAGCCAGCCTCTCAGCCCGCACCACAGCCAACTGCCTCTCAGCCCGCCGCCCCAGCATTCGACATGGCGGCGTTTCTTCAGGCGCAGCAAGATGCGGCCAACGCCGCCGCAGAGCGCGCCGAGCAGCAGGCTCAGCAGCGCCTTGAGCAAGAGTTGCGCGGGCAGGCAGGCATGCTGTCCGGCATGTCGGCTGGCTTCGGCATCAACGATACCTCGCAGATCAACGCTGCCCTTGGCCAGCTCCGTGGCCTACAGGGGCAAGCCGCCGCGTCCGGCGTCTCCCTACCGGACGTGGCGTCCTCTATCTCGCAGCTTGAGGGTCTCCTCTCGCAGCGAACCGCCGAGCAAGGTCGCTACCAAGACTTCGTGAACCAGTTCAACACTGCCGCTCGCCAAGCTGGCAACTACGGCGTCAACGACGTGGACGCGATCAACTCGGCGATGCAGCAGTTCCAAGACTACCAGTCTGGCGCTACCGGCTTCAGCTCGCCACTCAACGTGGACACCTCGTTCGTGGCCCCTCGTTCGCAATCTGCAATGGATCAACTCCAGCGCACACTCGACGAGCGTGAGCGTCAACTCGGCGTCGTCTCCGACACCCGTTCCCAGCTCGAGGACTTCATCGGCAACTTCGGTGACGCCTACAACGCCGTGGACTTCCGCAATGCCGACCAGATCAGCGCCCTAGAGCGTGGCCTTGACCCGATTACCACCGGCACCATCGACGGCATCGACGTTGATTTCGACTTCTCAGACCTCGCTGGCCAGACCGCTGGGTTCACCGACATGATTGGCAACCTGCGTGAGCGCCGAGGCCGCGAGCTCGACACCTTCGGCGGCGACGTTACCGACTTCTCGACCTCGCTGGGCGGCATCGACGCCGAGGGCGACGACTTCAGCGCCAACCAAGTGTACGGCGCACGCGATGACTTCCTTGGCCTCCAGCGCGAGCTCGGCAACTTTGGCTCCGGCGACCGCGTGAACACTTTCCGTGAGCAGCTCTTCGGCCTCGACGAGCAGTACGCTGGCCTCAGCGACGCACTGCGCGACCGCCAAGAGGGCGTAGAGAGCAACGCTCAGGCGTTCGTGGACAGCCTCATGGGTGGCCAGTTCACCGACATCAATCAGCTCTCCGCCGAGGAAGCGCGCCTCGCCGAGCTGCGCGCAAACCGTGGCCGGTTCGACGCCTTCCAGTCCGATGACGAGCTCAGCCGAGCCCAGCAGTTCCTTGGCGACACACGAGGCCGCCTGCAAGCTGAAGCACTTGCGCGTCAGCAGCAGGCAGAGCGCGACCGCATGTTGGGTGGAAACACTGTAATGACGCCAGCGTTCGCGCGTCAGTTCATGAATGACGCCGAGTATCAGGCATTCCTCGCCTCGCTCGAGCAGGCCCGAGAAGGTCAGGACAGCGGCGCGCAAGCGACCGCTTTCGCCCGTAGTCTCGGGTTAGCGTAAGGAGACGATCATGCCCATTGGCTGGGGTGCACTCATCACTGCGGGGCTTCAGGCAGCCCCCTCCATCATTGGCGGTATCAGTGCCCTCCGACAGGGGCGGCAAGCCGAGACCCGTGCCGAACAGGACTACGCTTCCCAGCAGGCCCGCACTCAGCAGATTGACGACATGGCCCGTCAGCAGATGCGCCTGTTCGACATGGAGTACGCTGCCCGAGAAGAGCAGCGCGACTACTACCGCAACATGGACGAGATCAACCGCGCCATTCTCCAGAATGAGCGCGACTTCGACATGCAGCGGATGTTACGCACGGACGCGCAACTCGCCTCCGAGCGCGACTTCTACATCAATCGTCAGATGGACCTCGACCGTGATGCCGCTTCCGAGCGTGCGCGCCAGCTTCAGCAGCTCATCAACAACCAGATGCTGGCTGCCTCCGAGCGGGACGTGGCCCTCGACGAGCTCAAGCGGGCTCAAGAAATCGCCGCTGGCGAGCGCGAGACGGACCTCCGCAACTTCCATGAGGCGCAGTTCCAAGCCCGTGCCGAACGTCAGTTCGCCATTGAGCAGATGGAGCAGAAGCGTGCGACTGCCCGAGCCGAGCGTGACTTCGAGCTGGAGCGCCGCAACGAGCTTGAGAACCGCCTGACCGACTACGGCGCTGCCATGGCCCAACTCCAAGAGAGCTTTGGCCCTGCGCGCCGTATGCGCGAGCTGACTGACGCCGACATCGACCGTGAAGTAGGCCGCCGCCGTGACCTCGTAAGCAGTGCCTACGACCGCGTGATCGACCGTGTATCTGGCACCAACGAGGCCGACCTGATGCGCCGAGGCATTCAGGGCACCGATCCGGGCGACACCCGCGCACGCATTGCGGCACGTCTCGCCGACGATTTGGCGATGCAGCAGATGGCCGCCGAGGACAGCGCGATCAACTACCTGAGCAACGAGCAGAACCTCATGCTCAGCAACATTCAGGGTGATTATGCGACCCGCGACATGGCCTACCGCGATATGACCGCAGGCCAACTCGCAGGCTTCAACGAGTTCGCTGGCCTACTCAACTCGACGCCGTCCGCCAACAACTACAATCTCGATGTGGGCATCGGCTCCGCCGTGTACGACCGAGGCATCCAGTCTGCCAACCAGTATCAGGCCCCACTCGCAGTCAACTCGGCGATCTACGATCAGGCCATCGGCTCCGGCTTCGGCCAGACGCTGGGCCTGCCGTCCGCTGTCAACAACCAGCAGCTTCGCAGCGCCGCACTTATGGGCCCATTCGGCTCAACCAGCTTTGCTGATGCGTCCTACCTCGAGGCCGCAAACCAGAACCTGAACAACCTGCTGTCTCAGTCCACCACGCAGTATGAGAACAACCGGAACATGGCGCAGGCAGCCGACAAGTCGCTCGGCACAAACATCGAGAGCGGACTTGGCGTAGTCGAGGGTCTACTGCCCAACCTCTTCCCCCAGACGTTTTTCAACCACGACACGGGCGGAACGATCATGAACAGCTCAGGGATGACGGACTACGGTCGCACCTTCGGCTCAGTATTCGGGAAATAATACATGTTCGGCGTAGGATTTACCCAAGGGTTTCAGGAAGGGCGGGAACGCACTCGCAACCGCCGCGCCAAGGTGTTCGACGCTTTCCAACGGTGGAAGGCCGACAACCCCTACGCGACTGCTGCTGACTTCCAGAACGCTGTCCGCGCCATTGGTGGCGGCGACCTGACGGTAGCCAACTCGCTCCCCGGCCAGCAGGCCATCCAGCGCATGGCCTCCGAAAACCAGCGTAAGAAGCAGGAAGACGACCTCCAAAAGAAGCGCGCCGCCATCAGCGAGCAGCTTCAAATGCAGAACACGATGCTTAGCCTCGTCAGCAACGCCGTGCAGATGTACGGCGATAAGGTTGACGCCAACATGCTGTCTCAGCAGTTCGGCGTGCCTGCCGACATAATCCAGCCTGCACTCGACCAAGCACAAGCCAAGGCCGCACAGGCGAAGGCCGAGAAGGACCAAACCGCTCAGCTTGAGGCGCTCGAGATTTACTCCTCAACACTCAACACCATGATCGCCAATGGCAGCACGCCAGAACAGGCCACAGCAGCAGCCAAGGCCAGATCCAGCCGCTATCTCAAGGCGGCAGGTGTGGATGTAAGCCTTGGCAACGTCGGTGCCCCCAGCCAGTTCGCTTCCAACATCGATGCGGCTAACGCCGAAGCGAACGCGCTGTACGGCATCCGCGTCAACAAAGAAGCGCAGAACGCGGCGAACACCGTCCGCACTCTGTTCGCAAATGATCCCGAGCTACGAGATCTTCTGCTCAACGATGAGCAAGAAGCCATCAACGCGGCATTGGCGCGCTCTGGCATCGAATTGAATGACGACGTAGCCAAAGTCACCCGCGCGAACCTCGAGGCCAGTGTGGGCGAGATCGCACGCGCGCACAGGGAGCGTCGAGACCGCGCCGACCGTGACGAGGCTGGCTCTGTTTACAGCGCCATGAACGAGGACGGGCCATCGAAGGACATGATCCTTGGCGATGAGGAGGCCGCACGCACTGCTTTACAAAACCAGCTCATAAGTGGAGGGATGTCCGAAGACCGCGCTGAAGTAGCTGTGAATACTTTGTTCGAGGATCAGCAGCCGGTGCTCGAAGGATTGCATCAAGATCAGTACCAGTCTCTTGAGGGGCTGGAGGCCACACTGCTGCAAGGCGCTGCCGTCCGAGCACAGGCGTACACTGATGGCCGCATGAAGCCAAAGGACGGTACAGTCTTGATCGACCTACCCGGCCAGAAGGGCGGGGCGGTATACGTTGGAGAGACCCACCTTCAGCAAATTGAGCGAGCCATGGCCCAACGTGCGTTTGCCGATGATGCAGAGATGAACGCCTTCTTTACGGCGCTCGTACAAGTTTCGGCTGATCGCATCGGCAATGCCCAAGGGTCGTTCGGCAGCTTGGATGAAATGCTTGCCGCCGCTGATGCTCGCTTTGAAGAGAGCCAAAAGTACACTCTGCCTTCAATCAACCAACTCATGAACGAGCTGGCTCAAGACCAGATGGATCAATTCACGTCCACCGCAGACATGGTGGAGCAAGACCTGATCCGCGCAGCCGATGACGATCAAGCGTACTTTGCAGGCGAGCTGGGCGAGGTGGACATCACCGAGGCTGCCATCGTGGAGGCCAACGCGCTGAATGATGACACCCGTGCCCGCGCGCTGGCTGACATTCGTGATGCTACGCTCAAGGCGATTGCCGATACTCAGGCTTACATGGAAGCTGTGGCTACTGGCTCGTTTAACCCCGTCGTTTTCAGTGAGCTGACACCCGAGCACCGTTTAGCGCGTGGCGTTGAGTACGACAAAGAGGCCCACTTGGCAGGCATTCAGCGCCGCCTCGACGACCTGAACGCACGTTTGGCCTTGGTTGCAGGCAGCAGCCAATACCGTAGCCCCGGCCTCAATATAAATGACGCGCCTCCACCCGCGCTACTGCCCAACAACCTGACGGTTGAAAACAATGGCGTCAGCCGTGATGTGACGTTCTCCGAGGCGTTAAGCGCGCCCGACAACCGGGTCAACTACTTTGCTGACGGCCTTGAGGCGACCTTAACCGCTGCCGGACGCGCAGAAATACAACAGTACCTGCCAGACATCATGGCTGCTGTATCCAGTGATGACACTGTCAGAGACATCCGAGTGGTACGCGGGATAGGCGACGGGCTGGAAGCGTATGACTTTATGAAGGACTACGCGATGTCAGTGAGCAATGCGGAGTTCCAGTCTTTCCTCGACAAAGTCGGCATCAACATGCGAGTTGGGGCAATCCTCAACGCAGACGATGTAGATGAGGCAGCGAGACAGTACGCCCGCATTATGTTCGCCGCCCAACTCGATGGCACTGACCACCCGAAGGGCAGCGAATTGATACAGCAGTTCGGCGAAATGCTGTTCCTGCTCGATGACCGCTCTGGCCTTGAAAGCAGAGCAGGCGCAGCCTTCCTGCGCGCTCCTCTTCTGGACCTGCCGCGTATGCGGGAAAGCCTGTAAGGACGACTGACGCACCCAAGCCATGGCACCAATAACGGGACAACCGTTTACTGGAGACAGCCATGGCTTTCGGCTCTTCTCGTCGTCGCAGCACTACCCCTGACTATGCTCGGGATATTGACGGCACGACCCTGCTTCGCAATCCGTCCTTCCTCGCAGATCTGCGTGATTATTATCGTAAGCGTGGCGTTTACATTGATGATGACCGCACGCTGGTAGAGCGCTTCCACCGCGACCAGACGTTCATGGGTATGAACACGCTGGGCGGTATCGGCGGTATCCTGAAGGCCAAGTCAGCCAGCAAAGAAGGCCGAGCGCAGCAGCGCCGCCTCCGTGACGCCTACCAAAAACTGCCTATGTTCTTCGAGCAGGGGGGGATCGGCGCGGCAGGGGCTGGCAACATTGGTGCGGCCATGTTGCTGGACCCACTAAACCTCGTCGGCTTCGGGGCAGGTGCTGGCGCGAGAGCGGGCACCAAGTTGATTGCAGCAGGGGCGACAGGGGCTCAGGCCACGCGCGCAGGGGCTAAAGCTGGCGCGGTGCGTGGTGCGGTGGCCGAGGGCGTCGTAGGTGCAGGCTCAGAGGCCGTCATGTCCGGCATTCAGCAGGGCATCGACCTCGAGCTGGGTCTGCAAGACAACTTCTCCATGGGCCGTCTGGTATTCGATGCAGCAGCAGGTGGCGTCATGGGCGGCGCACTTGGTGCTGGTTTCGGTGCTGCTGGTGGCGCGATAGCGACCCGGCGTGCTCATCGAGGCGCTCGTTTAGCTGCGATGGAAAAGCTCGGATACAAACTGCCTGAGATCCAGCGCATGAGTGACGATCAGATGGCTAACATCCTGAGCGAAGCAGGGATGAAGCCCGAGGAGATCGACAAGGCTGGCGCAGCCATGGACGCCGCAACTGGCCCAACGCAGCCCGAGCAGCCCGAGCAGCCAACCGCTACTTTTGACGGTGCGTTCGGTGGCGGGTCTCGTGACCCCGCCCTAGATAGCGACCGCTCTCTCCCGGTGGCTGAGGGTGACGGCGCGCAATTCGGCGGCATGGACCCATACACCCAGCGCGGCTACCGCTCGCTGATTGTTAATCTTAACGATGAGGATCTTGCCAGTGCCAAAGCTAACGCTGATGCAGAACGCCGAGAGATCGAGGCAGATAAAGCCGCCGACCCGGACTATGCACCAGAGGACGCTGAAGCCGACAACGCAGCCCTCAATCGCGCCATTGACGAAGAAATTGCTCGCCGTGCCGCCGAACAACCAAAGGCAGAGGAAGCACCTGCCGATGGGGCACCGGCACAAGAGGGAGCAGAAGCTACTGATACCGCAGACGAAGCTCCTGTAGCCCCCAAAATCCGCATCCACCCGTCCACGCGCAAGCTGGCTGAGGACAACGGCGTAGACGTGGAGACTGTCTTTGCCGGACAGAAGCGGGTCAACAAGAAGCAGGTCCAAGACTACATCGCCGCTCGTGACACCGAGCAGGCGGCGAGTAACCCCATGATGGTTGAGGCTGAGGCCACCCTGTCTCGCACCGTGGCCGACATCGAGACTGCTGGTGGTGACGTAACCAACCAGAAGGAAGTCTTCGCCGAGCTCGAGCGTCTGATCGAGGATGAGGAGCTGCGTCGTATGGCGCAGACCCTCTACAAAGAAAGCCGCGAGTTCACTCAGAAGAGCGTCCGTCGAGAAGCCCCGGCTGCCACGGCTAAGGGCGCGTCTCTCGACCGCGTTCAGAAGATGCGGGTTGCCAACAAAAAGGCCGACCTCATCGAGAACGATCCGAACATGTCGGAAGCTGAAGCCGAGCGCATAGCCACCGCATCAGTGCTTGGCACCAAGGCCGAGGAAGTTCCGAGCAACTTCGGCGAGAGCCGACGCGGCTCCAGCGCTGCACGCGCTGAGCGCGAGCTGGCCGAGGGGCCAGTAACCACGGGCCAGACCATCCAGCCTCGCACTGATGTGCGCACGGGCGAGCGCTACTACTCCACTCGTGTCTCGAAGATCCTGCGCCGTGGCTTCAGCGTAGGCGATGGCCGCACCGTCACCGACCGCAACCTTGTGCCCACTCGTGGTGACATGCCGCGCGAGGAGGCCGTCGCTCGCGCCAAGATGAACGCCGAGAACGGCACTGGCCCGACCTTGGTCAGCTTCACCGCCAAGGTGTCCACCCGCGCTCAGAACGGCAAGATGATCGAGCGAGGCGAGACTGGCTACGCAGATGGTGTGTCCGGCAAAATCTTCGCATCCAAGGGCGACTACGAAGCGGCGACCGGGCGCAGCACTCTTGATGCTGGCCTGAGTGAGCGCATGCTGATCGAGGCAGACTACCAGAGTGGCAACATCTCCGCCGCTGAAGCTGCCCGCCTGATCGGCCAGCACGAGGCCAACGAGACCGCAGGTACGTTCAACTCACTGCACTCCATCCCCACCAGCAAGGGCAACCTCGTCGCTGCCATCCGCTACATTCCGGGCGACATCTCCGACCCTGTCCGCATCCTGTCTCTAGCACAGGCCGCAGAGGGCAGAGGCGTCCGCCCACTGCTGGCCAAGAAGGGTGGCCCGCAGAGCAACCCAGCGAATTGGGAGCTGGCCTACGTCGCGCGTCCGACTGAGAAGGGCAAAGAGGCGAAGGCTGCTGCCTTCGACGCAGCGGAAGTTGAGGGCACCGTCGAACAGGCGGCGATCACGCCACGAGCAGACGGCACCGAGGAGGGCGGCCCACCAGCCCTGAACGACATTGCTGAGATCACAGTCCCACTCAGCCCAGAGCAAACGGCTCGTTTAACGGAGATTGCGCGACGATCCCCAAGGACGCCTCGTGAGTTTGTTACGGTGATACAAATGGGCGTCATTCAATACGGCCACGTTTGGCAGTTACTGAATGGTTTCCACAGTGCGAAATGGCCGAGAACGGAGGCCGAGCTAGACGTGCTGCTGGAAACGCTGAGTGAGGTAAGCCGACTGCAATCGGAGCTGTTCCCTCGTGGCGTCAAAATGCCAGAGGTCGAGCGGACAAAAGCGATTGAGGAGCTGAAAAATGCGCTCGGCAAGCTCGATGAAGCAGACCTGAAGCTAGTCGAGACGCTGTTTGACGGCATGCAAACTGGCGGCGCTCCAGCCGTGGTGCGGAGTGACGGGCCGGTTTATCGGCCCATCACAGAGAAAGGCGAAATTTCCTTAGTTGGGATGCCGGACCTCAGCGTAGAAGACGCAAGGAACGTGGATTATTCGTTGCGTGCCAGAGGCCCGATCTTTGTCCACGAAGCAATGCACTGGCTGTATCGCCACGGCATGACGGCCAAAGAGCGCCAACTGTTCTGGGAAAGCACCCGCAAGTTCTACAAAGACGGCACGCTCGACATGGCCGAGCTGAAGAAGAAAGTGCCGGGTCCGGGGACGGCAGGGAACAAGCTCGAAAGCCCGCAGGAATACTTCGCCAATCAGGGCATGATGTACTTCACGCAGCGTGAGGCCACCCCTGAGATGGTGGACTTCTGGCAGAAGATGGGTGAGCGCATCAAGCAGTTCATCAAGGGCATCATGGACCCGAACCGTGTGGACGACGAGCTCCGTCCGCTGTTCGCGCGCCTGCTGAGCGACCCTGAAGGCGAGCGCCATCGCCTCAGCCGTTTCTCCGAGCCGCGTCGTGATGAGGGTGTCCACATCTTCAAACGCTTCACCGAGCAGGGTGAAATCGACCAGAGAATGCGGGCGGCGATGATAGCGGGTGACGATGCCGGCATCCTGTCCTCTGCTCAGGATCTGCTTTCCTACCTCAACTCGATTGGCATGAGCCGCAAAGAGGCCGAGTTCATCGCTCGCCGACAGAAGGTCCAGCCCCGCACTACTGGCGTCTTCTACCCGGTCAAGAGCCAGTACCTGCAAATCCGCGTCATGCGCGAGAAGCTGTACGAGATCATTTCGGGCAACAGCGCCGAACACTTCGACGAAGGCGTCTACACCGATCTTGGCCCCGGCTTCCAGATTGAAGGTGGCATAGAGAAAGGCGACGAGCTCATGGACCTGTACCGCGAGGAAGGCGGGATCAAAGAGCTGCTAGTCAAGATCGACGACCTTTATTCCTCGCAGTACGAAATCGTCGAGCGTGGTCAACTCAACCGTCTTCAGAAGCGCGGCAAGACCTCACTGTCTGCCGAGGCCACCGCCGAAACCCGTCGTCAACTCGCCCGTGCCGACGCACGGCTGGACCGCCAGCTTGCGCTGATCCAGCGCCTCGAGAGCAACGACACCAGCATGGGTGAAGCACTGCTCGACCAAGACGCCGTCATCGACGCGACTATGGACGGCGACGTAACTGTCTCCAGCATCCGCACCGTCCGTGAGATGATGGCCAAGGCCCGTGAGCTCCGCAACGAGCCGGATGGTCGGGTCATTGCCCACCTCGTTGGTCGCCGCCTGCGGGCTGGTGAGCTCGACCTCCCAGCATCCACTGCGGATGACGAGCTGCTGCAAATTGTCCGTGACATGGAGACCACCGATCTGGCTGACACCGCGTTCGACCTTCTGCGGAGTGAGCCAGATCCTACAGAGTTTACCGATGACACGCTCGTTGCCGTCATGGCCGAGCTCAAAAACCGGATCGACATCTCGGAGGGCATCGCGCCCGAAAATCCGTTTGTGCCAGACCCAACGGACCTTGGTCTGGTCAACCACTTCGGCACGCGCCCATCCGTCCGCCGCCTTCAGATGCGGATGGACATCCGAGGCGAGGGCGCAGAAGACCTGCGCACTATGTTCGGTCGCCTGCTGAACCTGCGTGGCAAGGGCTCCGCCGAAGCTGGCGACGCCAATCTGCCGATGGAAAGTGACGCCGCTGCAATCTCGGGGCAGCCCATCTCCACTGCCGATGCGCCCCTGCTGGAGACCAGCCTCCAGTTCAGAGAGTTGCGCAGTGCATTGCGCGGCGTCACCACCCGTCTACTACGCGGCGACGACAAGGCAATGGCAGAGCTGGCCGGTATGGCAACTCGTGCTGCACTGTCACCCAGAGAGCGCGATCTAATCGCTCAACTCGGCGACGACATCGGCGAGACTGTAGCCAAGCGCCTGCGTGGTGAACGCACTGGCCTCAACGAGCTGCCCAACCGCAGTGAGGTAAGTGACGCTTTACAACGCGCACAGGAAGCCACGGCCTACACGATCAACGGCATCGTCAAGGACAGCGGCATGCGCCAGCGCTACTGGCGCGCACACATCTACGGTGACATGGACACGCCGATGGCCAACAAGCCACACGCTGACGTGTTCGACCCGAAGAAGCCAGTACCGCCATCCATCGCAGCCGAGGTGGCCAGCGAAGTTATGGACGCTGGCGGCCTTCGCCTGCGCCGTGGCGTCAACGCCTTCACTCGTGGCACGGTCGGCGAGGGGCAGGTCTTCTACGCTCAGACCCCTGACGGCTCTCCAAACCACACTGGCGGCGTTGCCTCCGGCGGCCCTGCCGGTGCAGCCGTCTACGTCTCCGCCGCTCCCGGCGGCGTGCCTCAGCGCCGCAACATGGCCAAGGCTGCGAAGCCTGAGCTCACAGCCGAGTTGAACAGCCGCCTTGCTGCGCTCGAGGAGCAGCTCTCTGCCGTGCGTGCCGCCATTGCCGATGGTGGGCCACACGTTGCTATCCGCAAGGCGGAGCGGACCAAACTGCTGAAGTACATCTCGGCAGTGCGGGGCGCTCTGGCAGAGAACAACACGCCAGCCTCGAGCGTTACGCCGGTCGTCATTGCTGCACGCAGCCTCGCCGACCTCACCGAGAGTGCGCGCTACAATGCAGCCCAAGGCTTGCCAGTGGCCATCAGCGACTACCTTGGCCGCACCAACTCCAGTGCAGCGCAGTCCTTCCGGGCTGACATGATCGGCAAGACCGACCTGACGGGTGCCGAGCTGATGGACATCCTGTCTGGCTCAGTCGGCCCAGCTCGTATGGCGCAGATGTTCCGAGGTATGGGCTACGACGGTATTCAGTTCCGCCGTGGTGCCTCCGACGAGATCGCTCTGTATCGCACCGAGCAAGTCAGCGCGCTCACCAACCCAGCCCTGACCATGCCTGAGATGGCTATGCCAACCGATACGCAGCCCCGTATCTACGACAGCATGGGCGATCAGATGGTCATGGCCATGAGCGGTGAGCGCCCCGACCCCGCTCGTATCGAGATCCGTGAAGAGATGCGAGTGGAGCAGGGTATGGACCCCGAGCTCTCCGAGCTGATCGCCGACATGGAGCGTGGCGCAAACGGCGAGCTGCCCGAGCGCAAGGTCAGCGGCATGGTTCGTACATACAACCGCTTCATGCGCGGTATCGCCGACCGCATGAGCTACCTCGGCCACGAGCAGATCGCCAATCGCTTCCGTTCGTTCGAGCTTGACCAGCGCCAGCAACTGGCCAGCTACGTCACGCCACTGATGGACGTGATCAATAAGGCCCGTGGTGACAACTCGCACATCCTGAAGCGGACGTGGGACTACCTGAACGAGCCACGCCGAGGCAAGGGCCGTCATCGTCTGGCACACAAGCAGAGCGCGAGCGAGAACCGTATTCTCAAGGCTCTGCGTATGGGCGAGGCCAGCGACGCCTACCGCCTGCTCAACGACGACGAGCGCACCGCTTACACCGAAGTACGCAAAGCCTACCGTGATGTTCACGACCGGATGCGCGCTGAGGGTATCCCCATCGGCGACTTGGGCAGCAATTATTTCGGGCAGGTCTGGGATCAGGACCACATCCGTCGCAACATCCCGGCGTTCCGCAAGCTGCTCATCGGCCTCTACAACGCCGAGCGTGGCCTCGAGGTGTCCGCCTCCGAGGCTGCTGTCACTGCGCACCGCATGGACAGTGAGGCGTTTGCCGAGGGCGTGATCCGGTCCATCGTTGGCAATGACACCAATGGCATCCTGCCGACCACCGACTTTGACGGTAACGGCAACCCGATCAACGCTATCGAGCACAGCCGAGTGCTGCACTTCCAGAAGTACCCAGCCCTGCACGAGCAGGCCATGGAGTTCATGGACGGCTCGCTGATGGGCAACATCGTCCGGTACATGGATCAGGCCACTCGTAAGATTAACCACACCAAGAACTTCGGTCTCGGCGGCCACATCGCCTACGACTATGTGAAGGTGGCCCAAGAGGGTAGGGACGGTGTGGCCAAGCTGCTCAGCTCGGACAAGGTGTTCACTCGCCAGATGACGATGGTGGATGGCAACAACGTGGACCGCACCGAGGTGCGCTACAAGGTGCCTGCTCCGTTCGCCCGCCGTCCAGAGCTGGCTCGCCAGCTCGCCGAGCAGGTCACGATCATGGTCAACTCGGGTGACGTGAAGGGTGCCCAGACAACGCTGATGCAGTTCGCGCCGAAGTCTGGCGATAACGTCATCGACCGTGGCTTCGAGCGTCGAGCGGAGGCTATCATCGACGGCCTGCGAGACCACCGAGGAGAGCAGTCGGGCTTTGCCACAGCCGATCTCGATGCACTCGAGGCCAACATGCTCTACGCCGTGCGGCGTGGGCAGGGCGGCAACGATCTGGCCAACAACACTGGTCGCCTGATGCGTCGCTTCAACAACGTCACCCTGCTGGCGTTCACCACGCTCACCTCGTTCTCGGACATCGCCATGCCGCTGTTGCGCACTGGCGACTTCAAGGCGTTCGCCCGTGGCTGGAAGAGCTTCCTCAAGGCTACCGTCACAGCGGACGACGAGACCAAGCGTGCGCTTCGCCGCATCGGTGTGGGCATGGACGGTGTCGTCGCATCTCGCCTGACCGAGATGACAGGCGACGGGGCTGACGTGGTGCAGGACGTATTCTTCCGTGGCACGGGCCTGACTGGCTGGACGAACATGAACAGCCAAATCTCCGGGCTCATCGGCCTTGAGAGCTTCCGCGCTGAGCAGGCTCGAGCAGTGAACCTCCACAACCCCGACGTTTCGATGGCTGAGCAAAGCCCAGCGTTCAAAAAAGCCTTCCGTTATCTCGCCCACTTCGGGCTGGACTTCCGCAAGGACACCTTCGACCTGAAGGACGCCTCGGTCGGCAACGCCGTGAACCAGTTCGTCAAAGAGACGATCTTCGCGCCGACACCAAACGAGCTGCCCTCGTGGGCCAACAACGGCCCGTGGTTTAAGACCGTGGCCCAGCTCAAGTCGTTCCCGATGATGTACGAGCGGCTGGTCACGAACATGGCTTCGACCACCTACAGCGGCATGCGCGAGGCCATGGCCAAGGGCGACATCGTCACGGCGGCCAGCTACCTCGGCCCAGCGGGTGTCTTCATTCTGGCTCCTCTGTTCGGCATCGGTGCCAACTCGGCCAAGGACGTGGTCATGGGCCGTGGCGGCGAGGACAACGACGAGTTCGGCAAGGTCGCCGCAAAGCGGCTGAGCGAGGACTTCATCTTCAAGGGGCTGCTCGCAGACCAAGAGGCGTTCGACGCCTTCATGGGCCACTACATCGCCGGGATGTTCACGGCTGGCGGCCTCGGTCTGCTCGGCCAGATGATCTACGACAGCTCGGCGCAGATGGACAACGACGCCTACGGTCGTGAGCGCATGGCCAGCCTGATGATGGGCCCATCGTTCTCGGTCGTGTTCGGTGACGTTCCGAAGGTGGCGAGTGGACTGCTGGCCATCCCAGATCCAGAGGGCAAGTCTCGCCGCCGGACGGCGGTGCGTACCGTGACCTCACGCATTCCTATTGCTGGCCAGATCAGGCCATTCCGCGAGACCGTAGTCGATACGGTGGCGGGCGAAGTGGAAGAGAAGAGCAGCGACAGCTACGGCGTCAGCTCTTACGGCTCAAGGGTGAGTGGGTATGGACGCAGCTAAACTCATCAACGCAATCACACAGGCAGGGGCGCTGGTCTTAGTCGGACTGGCGGCCCTGTTTGGCATGACCATGTACGCGCGAGGTAAAGCGATTGGTAAAGCTAATGCAAATCTTAGGATTGAACGTGAACAACGAAGAGCCGCCGAGGCCGCTCGCCATATTCGCACTTCTGTTCGCGGGCTCAGCGCTCGTGATGTTGATGAGCGGCTGCGCAACGAGGGCTGGCTGCGATAGTTGGGACTACATTTACGTCGTCCCAGAGGACAGCCTCGAGACCAAGCGTCAGGTGCTGGCCCACAACCTCGTCTATCAGGAGCTTTGTAGCTGAGCTTTCTGCGCCATCACTAGATTGCGCCGATGCAGCGACGTGCTCAGTGCTCGCTTGAAGTTCTCTTCGGCTTCCTCGTCACTCGCCGAGACTGCCGCAACGACCTCTCCAAGCGCCGCCGCAAGCGCATAGACTGCGCCAATCCCTGTCGGCGTACCGAGCCCAGCTTCCGCCTCACGAGCCTGCTCAAACGCCGACGCCGCTAACCTCACTACTGGCGTGGAGGGTGATGTCTCGGGCCTCGTTGGCTCCGACGCCCTCTCGTTTTGACTGCTCGTCTCGGGCTCTCTCGGCGGCTCGGTGGAGCTTGGCGATGTCAGTTCCGTTTCCGAGTGCTCGTCGCTGTGCTGGTGGTCGGTCGTCATTGCCAACTCCTCGTAGGTGAATGGATAGCAGCATGAGTATGCACGCGCCTGCGTGCGCCAGATGGGGCAGGGCGGTCTCGTCGTCGAAGTCGTCTCGCTCGTGCCATGCCATCAGATGATTAAGTGCGGCCCGGTAGAGCTGGCTGTGGTTCACGCCACGCTCCCAATTTCGATCCGAATACTTGTGCGCCCCATAGGTAAACGCCAGCGCGACCTCGCGCAGGGCATCAGTGGGCAGCAGGTCCAGCCGGTTCTTGAACTTGTCGTACTTCACGCCGGTTTTGCCGAGGTCGCGGATCGAGTTGGCCATCAGATTTTCTCTCCGGGTGTCCATGTTTTGTAGTCGTCGCAGGGGTCGTCACGGACTTCCTTGAGCCGAGTGCAGAACCATGCGCCCTCGCCTGTGGGCTTCGAGTGGGCGCACGTCCGACACACAGTCTCAGGGGCCAACCCTTCCCAGCAGGCGTCACGCTTCGAGCAGAAGCGGCAGCCAAAGAAGCCGGGGCCATCGTTGGTGATGCGGCGTCCGTTGCCGCTCTCGAGCACACGCTCGGTCTTGGCGAGTAGGCCCTCGTATCGGAACTGATCGAAGGGCACGATCTCGGCGTGGTAATCGCTCGTGTTCTTGTTGTAAGCGATGAACAATGCGTGCCGCATGCCAGATGCACCCATATAAAACTGGCACTGGTCCGCGTAGTGGCTGTGGCTGCTGGCCACGCCGGTCTTCACGAACTTTTTCCAGCTCGCATCGTTCATGCTCTTGATCTCGAGGAGGTAGACCTCGCCATCGGGCCCTTCGATCTTTCCGTCAATGTTCGACCGCACATGCCCACCATGGCTATGGTAGGCGAACTGCCGTCCATTGGCGTCACGATCCCACACTTGGAACCCGCCGCGCTTCAGGTCGTACACAACATCATCCTCGATCTTGTGGCCGTCTCTGAAGATGCGGCGAACCCGTGGTGGAAAGTCGTTGTCGGGAAAACCACGCAGGCCAAAGGCAACGCTCGCGTCACATTCCTTGCCGATCATGGAGCCCCCGATATACGAGCGGGGCTTTCCATGATCTTTGCGCTGATACGAGCGGTCTATGGCGTCAACGACCTCACCCGCCCAAGCCTGTGAAGCCTGAGCGGGGATGGTCGTATCGTCGTCTTCCCAAGGAGCAGTCATCAGAACGGGATGTCGTCGTCGATCTGCTCTACCGCCGGAGCCGTCTCGCGCTTCACAGCGGTGACGTTGGCCATCTCCGGGTACTGGCTGTAGTCATTGGCCTTGAGTGTGACGAGCAGCTCTTTGCCCTCGTACCACTCGACACCTTCACTCGCGAACTTCGATGGAGTTGGGTGCTCGAGTGCGGTTGCGATCATCAGCATGCGCTTCCGATTGAAGTCCCGCTGCTTGGGCGAGCTCTTGTCGAAGCGCATGTTTACGAAGGCTACGCCCTGCTCATTGGACATGCGGAACTTCAGCATCTGATTGCCGTCGTCCCAGACTGCACTCTGGATTTTCACTTTATGGAGACCGGGCTTGAGCAGCTCGGTCGTGTTCAGCTCGAGGCCATCGGCATCAAGATCATAGAAAGACATTCGTATCTCCCGTTATGCTGCGGCCAGACGGTCCAGCAGCGTAGTGATGTTTGAACATTCCTCGACCGGCTTGAGCACGCCGCGTGGGTCACGCGCCTTGCCGTGGTAGCCGTTGATCTCATCGGTGATGACGAGACGACGCACTCGAGGAGCGGTGCCGTCCTTTCCGGGGTCCACAATTTTGGACCCCGCAAATACATAATCAAAAAGCGCCGGGACGTGCTTGGCCACCGCGTTGCCTTTGACGAGTGGCCAGTATTCGACGGTCCCGTTCGGGGTGTTCTCTTCCTTGGCCAAGCACGTCACGAGAACGTGCATGTCGGTCTTGTCTCTGATCCACTTCAACGCGCCGAGTAGGTCGCGGTTGTAGTCGCCCCAGAGCTCGAACTTGTTTTTGTTCTGCTCGTGCTTTTTCTCGAGGTGTTGGAGCAGGCGCTCACTCAACTCGGTCAGGCTGTCGATGGCACACCACTTGTAGCCACGCTCTTTGAACTCAGGGCTGGCCATGATCTTGGTGATGCCCACAAAAGACAGCTTTCCTGCCTCGGGATTGTGCGTACCGTCCCAACTTGAGAACGGCATGAAGTCGATGTCGGACGCGGCCAAGCTCTTCAGTCCTGCCTCACCACTGATGATGACGCCGGGGCCAAAGTGTTCTTGGTAGTGCATGCAGGCTGTGGTCTTGCCCCAGCCGTGTGCGGCGTACAGGAGTGTTTTGGTCGGTTCCAGCTTGCCGATGTCTTTCGTCGAAAAAATTGGAAGGTTCATTTGGTCGGTCTCTTCGGTTGGTTTAGTTCCTTTCTTAGATGTAAACAGATTTGACTTGTTTAGAAAATTGAATGGGGCTAGTCAACAGTTCTTTACACCACAACCGAGAAAAAAAATGACCGACGAACACACCTTCAACGTGAGGAAATTTGTGAATGCAGCAGGCGGCTTGGCCGAGGTAAGCCGTATGACAGGACGCACACGCGGCGGCGTTCACTACTGGATCAGAAACAATCGGATGTCATCAGTTGACCTACTGAGCATCCATGACCGCACCGGCCTAAACTGGCTGGACTTCATTGATCGGCCCGCAAAAAAGCGGGGCAAGCAATGAGCTGGGATGACACCGCACAGGAGCTGATCGAAATGGGCCTCAAGCCCATGCCGGTGTACCCGGAAGATCACTCCGTCAAAGACAAACGCAAGGCTCCCATCTTTAGGTGGACGCCATTTCAGGAACAGTGGCCGGACGACGAGCAGCTTGCGCGCTGGGCCAAACAACGTCCCGACGCTGAATGGGCTGCCATCTGTGGCGAGGACAGCGGCTACGTTGTCGTGGACGTTGATAGTGAAGACCTGCTGAAAAGCGCCAAGGCCATGGGGCTATGCACGTCGCCGGTCATGGTGCGCACTACGCGCGGGTATCATTTTTATTACCAGCACCCCGGCGACCAAAGGATCAAGAACAAGATCGGTGGTGCCCTTGCGCGCAACGATAAGGAATGGCCACGGGTGACTGGCCTCGACTTCAAGGCGGACGGCGGTTACGTCCGGTGCCCGCCATCGGGCAGCCTGAAGTGGATCGGCAGCAGTGACCTGTCCGATGCACCAATATGGGCGGGCTACAAGTTCGAGCCGAGCCATCTGCAATATTTTGACAAGTCGGATGCAATCGAGACTGGCTTCGCTGCGCTGCACGCCATGACCCCCGAGGAGGAGTTCATTCATCGAGCGGAAGAGCAGGGCGGTAAGATACGCGAGGGCGGACGTAACCAAGCCTTCGCTGTTCTGTGCGGGTATCTCGCCAGCAAGGGCAGCGGCCTGACGTTGAACGAGGCGGAGCAGCGTGCTCACGAGCTGGCGGACAAGTACCTCGAGGGCTTTGATCATGAGGAAGCCGACCGGACGTGGCAGTCCATCGTTGAGGCAGAAAAGCGCCAGCACCCTGAGCGGTTCGAGAGCCCGGTGCCCAAGCCCGCGAAGTTCAGGGCGATCACCGCTGCCAACGTCGATGAGTATGCGGCTGCGCTGCCTGAACCTCCGCTGCCCATCGTCGAGCACCTTTATCAACGTGGCGCTGCGACGTTGGTCAACGGCTACTCGGGTTCTGGTAAGAGCCAGTTCGTGCTGAGCAGCCTCATGGCTGCGTGCGACCCGGCGCATTTGAATAGGTTTGTTGGACCGTTCTTCGTCCGTGAGACGCCCAAGGTGCTATACCTCGATCCTGAGAACAGCGAATGGACGATCATCGACCGAATGCGGGCCATGCGGCCCATGGCCAACAGCGGCAACAACCTGCACGTCCTGCCCGCCCGCATATTTAATGAGGGGAGCTGGTCGGATACGGCCTTTGATTTCGCCAACCGGCCTGAGAGCATGGACGACCTATGTACTATGGTGCAGGACAACCGATACACCGTCGTGGTCATCGACACTGTGCGCTCGCACTTTCCCGGCATGGAAGAGAGCAGGGCTGAGGCTTGGACCGGCTACAACAAACTGATCATGCGCCTTAAACGTCTGGGCTGCGCCGTGGTTCTACTGCACCACACCAACAAAGCGCGGGAGGATGGCTTCCAGATCGAGAGCGGGTCGGCCCACCAGTTGACCAACATCGAGACGCAGCTAATCGTTCAGCCCGCAGTCTTTGACGAGCAGCTTGCGCGACGTATGGGCGGCCTCTGGATAGAGGACGACAAGACCTATGTCAGGCCCCTGTCACCCGGTTCGACACCCCTTCCGCTGGATCAAGCAATCCTGTTCGACAACGGCATGTTGTACCAAGAGGAAATCCTGCGGAACATCAGCCGTGTGACGTTCGGTAAGGTGCGCGACCGACAGGAGCAGCATCAGCATCCGCTCGTTGTGGGGCAGGCGTACAGCACCATCAGTGACACTGTGCGGATGGTGGGCATGAAGAGCATGCGGCGGGTCATTCATGAACAGTATAAGCTTGCACGGGCCGCTGGTGAGAGCGACCCGCACAAGACTACAGCGCTGGCGATGAGACTGCCTTTAGCAGAGGTCCGGCGCACTATGGCGGCGGTCGGTCATTAACCGACTGGCCGCTTCGGGCCGATGTAAATCACTCGGCCCGCTCCTAATTTTTCTCTGATCAAATCGACAGCAGCAGCGGCAACCGGGTCACGTTCTCGGTTCCGCTTGCGGGCTGCGTCCACCG